AATTTGAATTACCCTTTCTTATACTTGTCTATCAACTCTTGTGCTGTCGGCTTACCTGACTTAGAGGCTCCTCCTTTTTTATAGTTGTCTTTCTTATTTTTTAATAAGGCTTTAAGCTCTCCTTCATTTCTTAATCCGTAGGCTTTAGCTACTGATGTAAGTACATCATCGTTCTTATCCATTCCTCCACCGACTTTCTTTCTTTTAACGTCGTTAGATAACTTACCTGTTCCTTTATCGAATAGGTCTACCGCATCTGGGTCAAGGGATTGGCCCGTAGCCTTACCTTGATACTCAAATCCTTCGTAGGCCAGTTCCCCTGAATCCAATAAGATTACTTTAGTAACCTCCATTCTAGTTCCTTGTGGCCCCATTACCGTAACATTTGACTGCTTGGTCTTTGAATCGGTAGGTAATGCAAATTGAACTGCTTCACCTCTTATGTCTCCTTTTACTCCTATATACTCTTCTACTTTTAGATTTCCATCTTGGTCGGTAATAAGGGTAAAATCTGATATAGCCTTCACGACTTTCTCTTTTGCCTCCTCTTCTTTTTTCCTGTTGGCTTCTTTATTAGCTGCATTTCTAGCTGAAAAATCTATGCTGTTCTCTACTACACTATCATAAAAAGGCTTAATAGAGTTGAGGTATGTCTCTTCTATCATTGCCATGTCATTTTCTTCTAGGTCTTTAGGTTCGTTGCCCATAACATCGTACCATATTGACTTAGCCTTTACGCTAGGTTGTTTAGCAGAACCTAGGTGGCTTTTTACAAGTTCTCTGGCATCTTCCTTTATATCCTCCCAAGTCTGGCTCTTAGTAGTACCGAAAGACCCTACAACACCCCCTTTAACTCTTGTACCTAATTCTTTACCTATAGATTGAGCGTCGGCAGCCATATTGTAGTTTGGTACTAACTCTGGAAAACTTTGTCCCATCATTTTTTGTGGTAACTGTAAATCCTCTAGTATAGGTTGTCCGTTTTGGTCAAGAACGGGTTCTCCGTCATCGTCAAGTTGTATGGTTGAACCTATTGCCCTACCTTTTTCATCTACCCCTATTTCTAGGTTAGCTTTTCCGTAGATGCTTTCGGCCACATTAAGATATTTTTTATTCCATCCGGATAGGCTCCCGTCTTGTACACCCTCTGCAAGTTTAATATTGAAATCCGTAATCCCTTGAGAGGAGGTGGACAAAGATTTAGAATAATTGTTAAGATTCCCTATTTTCATAATAGTCTCTGGATCGTTTGCCAAAGAAGGGTTCTTTTCTATTTGTTTGTATATCTCTAGTAACTTATCGGAAGCACTACTAACCCCTCTTATAAAGGCTTGGTCTACGGAGTCTGTACCTGTTATAACGTCTGTAAGTGTAGATGCGTCTGATTTATAACTACTAGCTATTTTTTCTTGCCTCTCTAATCTTTCTTTTTCTTGGGCAGCTACTCTATCTTTTTGCGCTTGCTCTCTTACCGCAACGTCCTCTGCCACCTCACCAAAATTGAATTTAGTGGGTGTAGTTTGTTGATAAGCTGCGTAATTTCCTTTAGGTATCGCCATTTTTATCCTGTGTATATTGGTGCTTGTGGTTTTGCTGTTGTTAGCCCTTGAGTAGTAGTTTTTACTGCACTTACTTTAGGTATTTTTGAACCTACTCCTCCCATTGCACCTATAGCGCTAAAGGCCGAACCTACTCCCGAGACGGCAGTATTTATCCCATTAGTAGTATTCTGTCTTTGGGTATTCAGTTCATTACCCATACCTGTTAAATCGGCTTGTTCTCTTACTTCTGTAGCTTGTTGTATACGAACTTCGTCGGTCGCTCTAAGGTCTTCTATTCTTTTTTGTTGCATATCCAAATCAGCGCCTATAGTTCTAGCTGCATTTATATTTGCTGCTTGAACGCTACCTGAACCTGCCCCTACGGCACGTACTCCTCCGGCCCTAAGAGCTTGTACACTACTTGCAGTAGCTCTAGCTAACTCCTCTTGTTGAAGCTCTGCTGAAAGAGTACTTACCCTAGTGTTCTCATAGGCGTTGGTTAAATCTTGTCTTTCGTAGTTTTTAATAGCGTCGCTAATCTTATTGGCCCTCTTTGCGGAAACTACCGCTTGAGTTACACCCCCTACTATTGCTACACCTGCTGCTGCTATTGCCATATTGGTTTAGTTGTTTTATTTATACAAAAATACGGAAAAAACTCGTACATTAAAAGAGTCTCTTATAGTACTGGTCAACTTTAGTGTCCGCTACTTTGAAACCATTATCCAACATACTCTCAATAACTTTAGGCGTATCTGATGTAGTCCAAAGTATTTCGTAGCCTCCGTTCTTTGCCATTGATGCTATTTGACCGAACAAGTGTGTCAGTCCCCCTTTCTTTTCGTCAAAGGGTACGTGCGGATTACTAAATGGAAACCCTACTACCGCAAATGTAGAATTAGTGTTCCAAAAAAAACAACTGTACACGGCAACGCCTTTTAAAAAGCAGACGAATACCGTGTCAATTTGTCTTATAGGTATGCAGGGAAATTCCCTGATTGCACACCAGTTTTCATAAGTAGGATAAAAATCCTCTTTAGGTTCTATAGTAACGTCGAATTTAGACTTAATTTGTTGTATTTCTTGCATAACTAAATATACGAAATTATTACTAATCTACCAAGTTATGATGGCGAACTTTTGAACATATTTGTACCTAGTGCGTATAGCTCTGTTCTTGTGTTTGAACTATCTACTAAATCTATTTCAAAGTTATATCCTCTTATCTCACTACCCTCTACTCTACCTGATTTTTGAGCAAGTATAAAGTCGTTGGCACTTAATGAACCTACAGAAGTCAATGTAACGGTATTAGCCGTCCTATTTACTGCCGTAACCGTACCTACTAGAGTTGGTGTAGCATTATAAACTTCGTCTCCTATAGCTAACGAGGTGTGTATTGTATTTTTCATAGTCAACACTAGGGACGCTATCGAACTGATTTCACCTAACCCAAAGGCATTTTTAGCCGTAAGGTCTCCGGTAAGTTCGTTACGTCTCACATAAGCGTACAGCTTACCTTCTTTACGTAGGTACTCTGCAATTCCCACAGTACTCTGCGTTACAGAGATTGTTTCGTCGTTTAAGTAAGATTTTACCGTAGTGGCCCACGGCTTGTTACCCTCTATTATAAGATTCTTTAAAACCTTTATTTCAGACGGGGCAGCGCTCACAATAACCTTTACAGTAGAGTTGTAATCATTTCCATAGAAACGGTTTCTAACAGGATTCGATTCGTCGTAATGCCTGTATAGTTGTCCGTTCTTAAAGCTGTAAAACTTATTATTAAGAGAACCCATCCATTGAGGTTGATAAGAGTAAAATGAAGGGAATCCTTTTACACCTTCGTTATAACCTACAGTATATTGGCCTGCATCTACAAATACGTATTCTTTGTCATGTAAGTCAAAAGCTCCGAACTTTCTAGTAGACGGGTTATTTCTAAACGAGTCTTGTAAGAAGTCGGATAGACCTTTGTTTATTTCGGTTATACCGTCTTGAGAACGTCTAAGTAACGTACCCCTACGGACATCGCACCAGTATCTCATATTACCGTAGAAAGCGTGGCTCTCTGGGTGTGTAGAAATACCGTACTCTCCTGCCCATGGAGAAGGTGTACTACCTAATACGTTAGTTACCTCTCTTACAACACCGTTTCCGCCTGCATCAAATAGTATATCCTTTTCGAAAAGTACCGTGTGTACTTTATTTTCTTGGTACACCTCTAAATTAGTGTCGGCAGAGAATAGTTTTTGAATACTACCATACTTGTCATCCATTGGTAAAAAGTTAACGGTAGACAAATTGAACTCGTTTATGCCATTAAAGTTTGTTGATTGCTCGAAAGGCTTACTGTACGTAAGGTCTGCTATTCTTTTATTCTGTTTAAATTTTTCTATATCAAGAGATGGCCTAGTGTCAATAAACATAGACCTCTCATTAAACCTGTCTTTTATTTTATAACTCTCAAATCCATTACCCCAAGAGAATGCGTTGAAAACGTTTAAGTTCAATATCGCAGGCTGCCCTACGGTCTGGTTCTGGTCACTACCGTTGAAACCTTGGTGGTATTTTGTAGCACCAGAAGATATGTCGTAAGTCCTACCAATTTCATAGAAGAAACTTTCGTCTATATTTAATGGAATAGTCTCGAATATTAATGGGCTTTTAAGCGTAAGTATTTCTATACTTGCATTAGCTCTACCGGTCTCGTTGTTGATTACCCTGTAACTAGATGCAAATAACATACACATAGGCTCTCTAGGAGCTATACCGGAATATCTTCCGTCTAGTTCAAACTGTTGTGGCGGATTATGCTTAATTACTGTACCTCTTCTAAATATAACCCTATCTAAGGTTGTAGGGTATTCTATTGTATCTATAATACTATCTCCATAGAACCACTCCTCTAAGTTAGAGTATGTACCACTAGATACAAACGTTTGTGTAAACTTTATTTGGCCTGTTGAACCGCTACTACCAGTATCGTCATAAGTTATAGTTATTTGAGTACCCCCTAAAATCTGCTCCACCTCCGGTTGTGGCCCTTGGTAACTTACTATGATTCTGTTGTCTATAAGAGAGCTTGAACCTACGTCCCAACCCTGTGTTATAGTTTCTGATTTTGCAGAGATAACCCATCTATCGGATAAATTATGTCCAGTAGAGAAACTAAACGTTATAGCTATTCCGTTACTAAGAACTTGACTACTCGTTGTAATAGGGATATCTGCGCTCCAATCATCTTCGTCGCCTTCTCTCCACCTAAATGAATCGGGTAGACCTAGGCTTACTATTTCTATTTGATATCTTATATCCGTATCTCCTGTATAAAGACCACCAGATAACCTACAGTCGTCTAAACCTCCTGTACCGTAGTATACCGGAGTCTCTTTGTATGACTCGGTTGCACCAGAAGCAACAAGTATGTTGTTTGGTGTATTACCTGTTCTAAAACCAAAGCTAGTGAAGTTATAAGTAGTAAAGTCTTCCACACTTATCCTAAACCCTTCTGGCTTTATTTTGAAATATGTTCCTGATACCTGTTCTACTGTAAGTACGTCATCATCCTCTAAGAAGTTTTCTGGTTGATTTACTATGTTTAATACTCTAGTTTGAATAGCATCTTCAAGTATTTCAGAGCTGTCTGATTTTACGTAAATGAAATCTCCCACCTTGAACTTGTTGGCTTCGTCGGCCTCTAGTTTAAGCCATGCAAATACACCGTCCCTGTAAAATAAAGATGGTACTATTGTTTCGTAGTTAACCCTAGTTTGTTTTAAGAAGAACCTGTACTTGGTTGCCCAATATGGTGCTTCGTTGTTAACCGTAACCCGTAGTACGTTCTTTTTATTGGAATCGCTATTAGGTATGGCCGTAGTATTTAAAGGGCTTGTAAGTACTGTACTCATACGCCCGTCCTCGTCTAGGTAAACTATACCTATCTCGTATGCCCTATTACTCTTCATTGTTTCAGAAGCACTCCCAGAGTTTATTGTGCTTGCGCTGTGATCTACCGTAAAGTCTATTTTTATCTTAGTTCCTCCGGCATTGGTTTTGGTTATATTATATCCTTCTGTGTAATTACCTATTACTATCCTGTTACCTATTAATTCTAAGGCTTTAGCTTTTAGTGGTACAGCGTCGTAAAGCCTTTTTAGTTGGTCGTCGGCTAAGGCCGTAAATATTTTGTTGTTGTTAAACTTAAAAGATTGTGTAGAGTCGTCAGACCAATCTTGTTCGTCTTTGTCAAAGGCCTGTACCAAGAATACAGTATTACTGTTAGACTCTTTCATAACGATATCAACACCTATAACCTCGGCAGGGCCAACATTGAATCCAATGGTAGCCTCGTTAAATCTGTTTACCATACCCTCATTAGAAGACACAGCGTAGTCATACCTAAAGTTCTTAGGTAAAAAAGCTGTTTCCGTAAAGGGAGATAATGCGCTAATTTCTCCATCAACATACCTGTATCTGTGCGAGAACCTTAAAAACCTTTCGGTTATGTTGTTCTCGTTTTCTGTAGGGGTGTTTGATAGTGTAAGTGTAGGTGGCGACAGGGGCGGCCTCTTATAAAGATTTATCTGTTCGTTTGAAAATCCATTTGTGGCATACGTCTTTGCCGTTGCTATGTTGATAGCACGTATAGGGTTTAGGTCGTCTGTCCAAATAAGAATCCTTTTGTTATTGTCTGTGTCTACTATAACCCCAACGCCCGTAATTAAGTTATTGACGTTAAAATTAAGTACTCTTGTACCGGTATCACTTAAAACTATTGCTGCCGTATCAAGTATAGTGTCGTACTCTATTACGTAGTCTCCTAGCTCTGATGTAGTGAACCAATATATCATACCTGCGCTATTGTCGAAAAATGCTCCAACAGTATTTACAGTAGTTCCTAATGACAATGTAGTCAATTGCTCGTTAGAAAGCACAGACTCTATTGCACCTGTATCTGAACCGGAAGAGTTTGAAAGTTTGACATTAAGAGCGTCTCGGTATTCGCCATCTGGCATTAACCTTGAGTCTATGTCTTTGTTCATCTTTCCGGCTAAGAAAGTATTTTTAAATTCGCTCATTTATTAGTCTTTGATCCACTTAGAATTACCTTTGAGGATTTGTTTAACATTATCGTATGTTATAGGAGAGATTCTTTTCTTGGCCAATCTTCTTTGATTGTACCAATCTTGCTCTGCTCTGATTTTTTCTCTTTCGGCAACAGACCTCTTTCTTTTTATAAGATTGAAGTAGATGTATGCGTAGAGTGCTTCTTCTGCAAATTTGTGTACTCTTATTTCGTCGTCGGTTCTTTGGAATAGTCCGTCGCTTAGGTAGTCTAGTACTATAGTCCTTCCGGTAACTATGGAAGAAAATTGTATAACCCCTTGTGTCTTGTCTACTATGAAGCTACCATTTTTAAATATCTTAGACCTATCTACGTTGAAACCCCTTTGAGTAAAGTTTGCTATAAGGTCTGCATCTTCGTTTGCAATTATAGGATTAGACTCTACTGTATTCTGTATGTGGCTACCTTTAAGGATATCACCGTCTATATCATATAAGAAATCGTAATTATCATCTTGTAAGTATGCCTGCGCTAGGTTGTAGCTTCTGTCAAACGCTAGTGGGTGTTTTTTACCTCTTTGGTCTACCCACGAAATCCTTACATAGTTTATGTAATCGTGTGGTAATGGGATTATAAGAGATGGGTCTAGGTCTAGTTCTATGGAAATTATTTCATTAACTACGTCGTAGTATAGTTCTCTTACTCCTTTTTTTCCGAATATGGCAACACGACCCCTGTCCGTATGGGCTACATACGAATCATCGTCTTGCTCGAACATAAAGTTGTTGACTATCTCTTCGAGAGTGCTGTATTGATAATCACCGAATTGCGAAACGTCGTCATAGTAATTATCTAAATTTGTAAAATTAGGTAAAGCCATTATTTATTTTTTATTGTTCTTCTACTTCTTTTCTTACTTGTTTGAGGGCCTCTGCATATTGCATAATCTCCGCTTCCCTTATGTTTATTCCAAAGTAGGATAACATTCTTATCACAAGATTAGAAAATTCAGATGTATGTAGTTCAAAGTCTTGGAAGTCGTTTGCAGAGGGATTGTAAAGCTCTACGCCACTAACTACTGTGTATGTCCACTTAGGGTCTAAAGGCGTTCTTACGTACCTACAATTGACTCCTGACACTATAGTTGCAGGTGAAATAGTAAGTAAGTTTCCGGTTTGCTCGTATGTCGGGAATATTGTAGATGGGGCAGCTAATGATTTACCTAAAAAAGATACATACTGTCCTTCCATCTCCTCTACTACAGTTCCGTTGGCATCTATACCAAAATCTTTTATAAAGTAAAGGTCTGTAGGTAACACAAAATTAGGTGTGCTATAGGTAAGAACAGCTCTTTTTGAAAACTGGTCTATCCTTTGTCTTTGATTTAAAGATAGGTTTGCATAGCCTTTACTTGAAAGGCCTCTTTTTTCCTTGTACTTATCTCTGGCCTCGTCCTCAAAATATCCTCTGAATATCTCCTCTTGGGCCTGTTTAGCTATAAGGTTGTATTCCGTTGGTGTGACGTTACCCCTAAGCTCTTTGTTAAGTATGGTTTTTAGTAATTCGTAGGCGTTATTAATCATATTTTTATCTCTTTATTAGTAACGTAAAGATACTAAAAAAAGAAAAGCCCCCAAAAGGAGGCTTGTCATATTAATAATTAAGGGATTATCGTTTGGATATCTCTACCGCTACTTGTAACCCTTCCTCTGTTCCTAAGAACTTAGAGAAGAAATCTAAGTGGCTTTGTCCTATTGGAATAAGGCAGATTGTAGCCTTGTTATCGGCCCACATTACTTTACCACCGTCGGCACTAACTTGGATTTTACCGGAGTTAAATGCGTGCTGTGTAATAGCTGCTCTCTTGATTTCTAAGTCGTCGAAAATGCTAACTTCTCCGTTGTCGTCAACGAAACGGTTAACGTTTTCATCTACTAATGAGTAAAGTGAGTTCTTGATTTCCGAAGATTCCATCTTAGCTGCTTCCGATGCGTTGCTGATAAGAACGGAGGTAATTATCCTTAATTCTTCTATTCCGGTATCTTCTTTAGCTTTGGCACGGATAGCTTGTTTAACGTCTATCTTCAATTCTTCCATATCTGTGATATCGGTAGCGTCTGCTGCTGTATCTATTAGTTCAAATACTCCACCGTTTTTAGGGTGTACATCTAAGAATTGTTGAGTAAGTACGTCTGATTCTTTAGTCTCTAATAGTCCTTTTAAGAAAATGATAGGAACGACTACCGCACTTTCCGATTGCTCGTCAACGAATATAGACCTTTCTCCGGGGCAATGTCTTATTGCACGAGTATATCCTGTATTTTCATCTGGTACTAAAAGTGAGTTGTTTCTTCCAACCTTTAAGGTGAATGTAAGGGGTTGGTACCTTAGTAGTCTGTAATTCTTTGCCTTTCGTTCTGTAACGACGGTCTTCTTGGCTGTTGTAGCTCTTTTTGTTGCCATTTTGTTTTAGTTTAAATTAAGTTTGAATTATAAATATAAAGATAATAAAAAAAGGGGAGCGATTAAACTCCCCTATTATTATGATGTTGATTACTCGCCCTCGAAAATCATAAAGTTGTTTGCACCTACGGTACATACACCTCTATCTGCCAAGTGGTGAACTCTCATGTGGTCGTTACCATCTGTTGGGGCGTTAGTTCCAACTGAACCTGTAATCCACGTTTTGTGACGTCTGTTCTCCGCACCTTTAACTCTGTACTTGATAGACAAGTAAGGTTTAGTGATACGGTCAGCCATTGGGCTAGTTCCGTCGTAAACTTCTTGGTCTCCGTAAGGAACCAATAGTCCACGTACTTTTCCATCTGCCGGTGCTACTGCTCCTAAAAGAGTAGGGTCATTTAAGACTTTCCAGTCAGATTTGTAGAAGTCGTAAGTACCTCTTCTGAATCCTTGGAATCCAAGATTTACGGCCATGTCCTCGCTGTTGTCGAACATACCGAAAGAAATACCACCAGAGTAACCTGCGTTCAATGCACCTAAAAGGTCATCGATAGCTAAAGATTGGTCTCTGTCTACGTAGAACATATATTCACGGATTTTACCTTGTGCGTCGAAACGCTTCAAGATTGTGTCCCAATCTGCAAGTGTTGTTGCTAGACCGTCGAATACGTTACCTCTGATACGTACGGACTCAAAAAGTCCTTCTGTACCGTCAAAACCTGCTGCTCCGGCTTCTGAACCTGCTTCTGCTGATTCACCTTGTAGTAAACCTAATTCGATTCTGTCCTCAAATCTACGTCTTCCGTCCAGTTCAGACTGTAAGTACCATACAAATCCACCGTTGTCCGTTTGTACCCAAGAGTCTTGAGTAATTTCAGAACCAGATGCAAGATAGTTATCTCTCTCGATAATAGTCTTGTTGTTAAGTATTGTAAAGTCAGTTTCTAAGCTTCCGTCCATAGGGCCAGAACCTTTCAAAAATTCACTGTGAGAGATGAATGCTTTGATTCCTGTTGTTCCTACTGACCAACCTGCTGCCTTGTAAGGTAGGGCTGTAAAAGTGTCTGTTGTTACGGCAGTAATACGTCCTAATTGGAAATTAGAGCTACCGGATACCGCTACTACTTCACCGGCACGGAATACGTGTCCTGCTTGTGTAAAAACGTTACCACTACGTCCTACTGATTCGTAAGAAGTGTGAAGACGGCCTTTTTCAGTCCAGATGTACTGGTCAGAAGAGATAGCCTCTTCGCTCCCTAGTTCGAAAATCATACCCATAAGAGACTGGTCTCCATAGATAGAAATTAATTGTTCGTAAGCATCTGGCGCATACTGTGAAGTATAATCGAAGATGTCGATGTAGTTAGTTTGGCTAGGGGCCTTAACTGCACTAGGGCTGATTGCGTACGTTGGTGTTGATGCTAATGCCATTGTTTAATGATTGTTTATAGTTGTTGTTTCTTATTTTTTTGTTCTGAAACGTAACTTACTGCCTGTTTTCGCTCCTGTGAGTTTACTTACAACGTCGGATACGTTTCCTTTTGGTTTTGAAGCAGGGGCTTGGTTGGGGATTCCGTCGATGGTAATATTACCTCCGGCTTTGATCCTTGACTCGGCTCCTACAGACTTTCCTTGCTCGAAAGCTGCTTTGACCATTGCTTCAAAATTGGTCACTTTAGCAACATCTTTAACAACGTTTGAATGGTTGTACGTTCCGTCTTCATTATACCAATGTGGCATTTCTGCTACCATCTTTGGAAGACCTTTTTTAACTTCAACAGGTATATTATACTTGATGGTTAAATCGTCGGACAATTTCAAATCAATTGCTTCAAGGCTTGTCGATGCTTGCGTTATCCCTATATTATAAGCGTCTTGCTTCTGTGTAGAAGTCAGGTTATCCGCTCGTACTTGTTGGGCCAATGCTATTGCATCTTGTTGCTCTTGCGTTAGTACAGCTTGTGGAGTAGAGTTTGCCAACTCTAATCTATTAGCCTCTAACTTTCCTCTACCTTCGGCAGCGAATTTTTTAAGTTCGATACTCTTTTTAATCTTATCACTTTCGTCGTCAACATTCTCGTCGTAGGAGAATCTCTGTAACTCATAGTTTAACTCTTCTTTAGTGAAGTTAGGATATTGTTTAGCTAGAGTCTCTCTTGCTATATCCATGTCTCCCATCTTAGAAAAGTCTCTAGTGTAATTAGACCATTCTGATAAAGGTAATCCGGTTTTTTCTTTCCACTCTTGCAGTTGTTTTAACTCGGGGTCGATGTTTGCCTCTTTTGGAGTCAACTCGTCAAAGTTAGTAACCGTTCTACCTAGCTTCTCGCTAAGTTTGGTTAATAACAGTTCCTCTGTTACTTCTGCACTTTGTGGAACTACTGGCTCCGGTGTTACTGGTGGTTCAGGTACTACTGGTGGGGTTGCAACTCCTCCCGTAGGCTCTTCTCCTTCCACGGGTGGCGTATCAACTGGTGGTACGTCAACTGGTGGTGTATCTATGTTTGCCGGTGGTGTATCTACTACTGGCGGTGTGTCAATTTGTTGTTCTTCAATAGGTGGCGTATCAACTGGTGGTACGTCAACTGGTGGTGTATCTACTGCGTCTTTTGGGGCCAATATATCTAATATTGCACCTGCTCGACTAAGGTTATCACCTTTCTTCTTGAATAATGCCATGTTGAATTTAATTTAGTTTATTTACTTATGTTACAAATCTACGAATAAAATTGAATGCTATTTTTTACACCCTAAAATCGTCCATGCCAATCTCTCCCGTCATGGTAGCGTGTGCTGATTTAAAGTCGATTGCTTTACCGCCCCCGTCCTTACTTTGCTCTGCTTTCATTTTACTTTGTTGTGTAGCTTGAATAGCTGTACGAGTGTCTTTACGGTCTTCTTTATAAGCGTCGTCAGCCCTTTTATTACTAGCTATTTCAGTTTGTATTCCTGTTTGGTAGTAATATTCATCTGCCATTAGCAACCTCTTGGCCTCTAGTTCTGATTGTAATTTCAACTTATCGGATTCTCTTTTAAACTCTTCTAACCTAAGTTTGCTTTCTGTTTCAAAAGAAATTTCCTCTCTCTTCGAATCGGATGCTACCTTAGCTGCTTGAGCGCTAGCTTCTCCGTTAGCTTTTATTTTTTCAAGTTCCCTTGCGTGGGCTTCTTTTATACGTTTGTCTTTTCTGACTTTAAGCATTTCGTTGGCCACAGAGATGTTGGATATTTTTCTAATATCTATCCCATCTTCTGTACCTAGATTACCTGATGCTATTTCAGCTTGTATGTTAGCTTCTAGCATAGCTCTATCCTGTGCATCTGGTTTTAACTTAATAGTAATACCAAAATCGTGTAAGTGTAAATCTTGAATCGATTGTAAAACATCTACGTTAACCCTACCTATAGAATTTATGTAAGCGTTCTTTAAGTTAGAGTACTTGAATATATCTTTTAGCCTTAGAGATAAACCGTTGGCTAAATATTGTGTTATTTTTAATTGAGAGTCTAGTACGTACCTAGTGGCAACGTTAGATAATGTTTGTTGCTGTTCTAAAGCTCCGTTAGATGTTCTTGGGTCAGGTAAGGCACCGTCAGCACCTTGTCCTATACCAATAGAATCCCTGAACATTTGGAAATGGAAGTTGTGAGCATTCATTAATTGCTCTAGTCCTGCCATGGTTCCGTTGTTTAACTCTTTGATAGGCAATGATCCGTTATTGTAACCTCCATCGGATAGCCTAGATGTACCAAGTAAGTTACCTGTTTCATCGTAGTATCTAATAAGGTCTAATGCGTCGAACGAGTTACCGTCTCCTAGGTCTAATTCCTGTAGTCCGTCAACGTCGATCCAAATACCGTTAGGCTTGGCCTTGGCTACGAATTGTTGTATCTTAACTTGAATTTGTTGTAGTTGGTCTACATATTGTATAACCCTATCAACTAAAGATTGAATACGACCTTGGTAAAGTTCTGGTGCATAAACTACATAGTTTGAAGAAACTTTATTGTTTATAAAACCTTCTGGCCTTACCATGTTGCTACATTCTCTGTAGTTGAATATCATATCGGTACCTAAGATTAGAGAACCTTCGTACCAAACCTCTTGTACATCTTCTAAAATGTCGTAGTCTTTGAACCCTTGTTCTGACTCTTTAGCTAGTTGCTCTGGTGTTTTTATGAAGTCCGATGATTTTTCTGTTATAGAATAGCTACCATTACTTCTGTATTTTTTCTTAAATACGTTTCTCTTGGTTGTCTTGAACGTAAAGTCAAGTACGTCTACCATACTGTTAGGTAGGTCTTCTCCCCTATACCAAAATTCATTTGATATACGGTTATAGCCTTGCCATTCGTTTGATACGTTTTTATATTTTTCTAATTCGTCCGGAGTGAATTTCTTACCTGCTAGTCTACCTACTTCGCTGATTGTTTGTCTCCTAACAACTCCGTAGTAGTTTACATTGTCGAAATTACTTCTGGTCGGGTAGGCCCAAACCATGTCGGCAGGGTCTCTATATTCTGCAACGATGCCTTTAGTTGGGTCGGTTCTGTGGTGCAATGCAGCCACACCTATTTCAACTAAATCTTTAAGCATCATTTTTTGAGTCTCGTCGTACTCGTTTAATTCTAAGGTATATTTAATTGCTTGCTCTATCGCTATTTCGATGGCGGGCTTATACTGTAGTTTCATGTGTAGGTCGATTTCTGCATCACTATCAGGAATCTCGCCTATGCCGGCAGGCGTTAAGTCCACTCCTAAAAGTTCTTTAGCGTCTGTCAACATTTGCTTGGCGTACATATTTTTTTTTAATATGTCCTTATACTCGTCTCTCAATCCTTGAGATATACCATCAACGGCTTGGGCATCTATTTCGTATAGACGCTCCGTCATTTGGTTAACTACTAGTTTTATAAATTTAGGAAGAATTTGAATCGGCCTCCAATCATAGTTAGTGTATGATTCGCCACCGGTACCGTCAGTAATAAGTTTTTTTACTAATCCAGTATCATGTTCTCCACGGGCATACTTCCTCTGCTCGTCCATTCTAAGACGTTTATCGTAGAATTGATTTGCCGTGTTGCCACTCCTTATAAAGAACCATTCATGCTCTATAAGTTTGGCGAACTGTAGGCCGTACTCGTCGCTAGCCTTTTCTTCGGAGCTAGCAAACGGGTTTGGTGTAACTCTGTGGTTAGCTACTTTTAAATATGATTTCTTTCTTGCCATTCTGTTGTATGATATTTACTTACAAATATACTAATTTTTTCCCCTCTCTTTTTTAAAGGTACTTGTTATTCCTTTATTACTGTAGGTTCTAAGTAAAGACCTGTTCTTTTTAGGGTCATTACCCTTTGGTCTAGGTACGTATTTCTCTTTGTTGCATCCCATTATGGCCAACCCGCTAGATATTGTAGCATCGTGAGCAGTTCTGGCATTAGGGTTAAATTTCATCCAATCCATAATAGTGTCGTTGAATGGCATGGTTCCCATGGTTCCTTCTGGTCTATATTTTATACCGTCCGGCACTGTTGACTCTCCTAAGTGATGTTGTATATGGCTTCTGATACCGTTTTCGTGTGCATCAAGTATATCTTTACTCTGCATAGGTTGTCCTCCCAATACAAGGTCATCTCCGTCTAGTTTAGTTTTGTCGACCCTGTTCATAGAGAATGGTCTAGCCAAGTTGTTGAATAGATATCTTACAAAATCTCTCCTGTTGTTCTCCGCTAGTATAGGTAGTCCGTAGAACCAAGCTGCCATAAAGATATCCTCGTTGAAAATATCTTGTGTTGCAGGTTTATCTATGTACTCGAATAGAAACTTTCTTGCAGGCACGCCATAGCTATTAGCCTTTGTGTAGGCGTGTGCTGCTCCTTTAGATGCTTTATTTTTTCCTTGTACGTACGAACCAAAACAATCCACTCCTATACAACCGTAGTCGTTCATAGGGGTATACAAGTTTCTTATCTTCTTTACATTGTTTCTTAGTTTTTGAGTATCGTCTACTTGACTAGGCATCCACCAAACTTTGAATCTACCGTATTTATCCGGTACAAATTCTACTTTAGAGAATCTTACGTCGCCTTCCCATTTAAAATTACCTTTTGTATATAATGGCTTATCGATGCTTAGCTCTTCGTTATGATCCCATTGGTCGGTTAACTTTGTTAAGTTGAATACACAGGCATCGGCCTCGTCTCTCATGGCGTGAGCCTCTGTCATAGGGAATGCACGGTAAGCGGCATTTAGGGCCACATCTCCCTGGTTCTTAGCATCTGCATAAAGCTCTTTAATAGCTTGTATAGAACCTTTTCTTATTGGGTCTCCAAAAGTATTAAGAGTACCTTTTGGTGGGTTTTCTGTCCAACATTTACCATAGATATCAATACAATCTTCGTAGTTGGTATATGCCGGCATAAAGTAGGAATACAGTTTAGTTGAGGTATACCCAGATGGTTGTCTATCGGCTACCTTAGAGTTTTTGTATAACACTTTAAAATCTTCTCCACCTTTGTCAAGTTTACCCATGGTAGAACCTAAGAACACTTTACCCACAACACGTCCACCACGGAAAGTAGTAGGCAATAGTGTGTTAAGGTGTTCGATATAAGACGCTCTATCCCACTTGGCAGACTCGTCCCCAATGTATAATTTCATGTGCTGACCATCATAAGCCTTAATTTTAGTAGCCTCAAAATCAGTTTCACTATTTATATAGCCATCCGTAGATGTGTTTTTTTTCTTTTTCTCCTCTTTAGTGGAGTTGGATGGCTTACCGAAGTTTAGTCCAGTAGGGGAATCCGCTTTACCTTTAGTGATAGGTTGAAAGAAGAAAGGCCACTCTTGGAATGTATATGATAATTTGTTGAACGCTTTTCTGGCGTCGTCGTCCGTCATAGATGTTAGCCCCGTTCTGGCACCTTTAACTCTTGTTATAAGTTCTAAAGAGTCTGACATCATTCCATAGGTATATCCAGTCTGACGGGACTTTAAAAATATTTGTCCCATAGACCTTTTATCTATGTAGCAGGCTTCCTTGTGGTAGTATAGTAATAATTGTGCTTGCCTGTAGCTTGGGTATATCCCGTCATCGAACATACGGCCCCATTGTAGCTGCATATAGTGTCTAGGAGATAGCCAAGTGGGTGTACCATTGTTGTAAAACCATACTCCCTCTCGTCTACGTCTGAACTCTTCCATTATATAGTCCATATAAGGGTCGGTATTGTCCGGGGTAAGGCCTTTAGGCATTTTCTCTCTTATCCAATACTGGTCTCTTTTAGGCTTATCGTGAAATAGTATATCCTTTCTGTCCCTTGGTGGGTGAGGTAGTTGTATTTTTAGTCCGTCTAATTCAATTATTTCACCTCTTGAACCCTTTGGGTCTATTACTATGGCATCCTCTTCTTCGTTGTACCATTTTTTATAGTAGTTCTTTATAGGAAAAAACTCTCCGTATGCGAACTTCTCCGCAAAACCCCTCTTAAATTCGGATTCTTGGAGTGTAACTGTACCTGTTTCGTACTGATGTTCAAGTTCTATTAACGAAGACTCTAACTCTGTTATAGAGTTAAGAACCAATAATTTTGTCTGCGCTGCTAGTTTGTGTTTGTGTGACTCTAGTGTAGAATAATCTATAGGCGCTCTAAGGGCCTTTCTAAGTATTTTGATGGAGTCGTTCCCCGAACCTATCAAACGTTCAACATAGAAGCTGAATTTATGGTCTGACGGTGCGTTAGGGCTATTTACCCACTTAGATAATAGCTCTTTTGCAGTTCTGAACGATACTAGCTTAGAGTCCATAGAAGCTTTGACCTTATCTGGCTCGATAAAGTCTACCTCCATTTTGTAATCAAGTCCGTCAATTACAATTTCTAATGCTTCTTGAATATCGGCAGAGAGTCCTCTCATAAAGTTGCTAAAATATCTTGGTTACGCATTTTGTAATACGTCTTTCCTTTAAGTTCGTACTCGTGTTCGCTGTTTTCTTGAAAAGCTATCGTGTCTCCCTCTTTTACCCCTTTATCTATAAGTTGTTGATTTGGGTAGGCTACTTTACCTATTAAGGGCTTCATTCCCCTGTAGCTATCTTCTTCGACCTCTAGGCCGTTGGATAGTTTTATTGTACCTGCCGGAATAGGTTCTATAAAGACAAATGGTGCTAATGCGTTCCATTTATCCTCCCCCTCTTTCATGTACATGAATATTTCTGTAACCGGTACAAAAAATACATTCTCGTCCATGGCGAATACACTAGGTCTTTTTTTACCTTTTGCTCCCCATGATTGACGACAAATATTGTGATGGAATAATAGGAAATCTCCTTTGTCTACAATAACTCCTTTAGGGGCATCTATTACTTTGCCCACACGATTAACGTGTTCGACGCTATCTATAGAATTGTTTGTTGAGAATTTTGTGCCATTATCTAGTTCTACGTAGTTGTTATAAGAATCTTCAACTCGTACTAAAAAATATATTGTGGATTTCATTTACTCGAAGTTTAAATCATACTCTGCTTCTAGTATGTGTTCTTCTGAAACGCTTTTCCATAATACCTTGGCTGCGTCTTTATCTGTAGCTGATTTGACGTAGATATCCAACATACCTTCCGAATCGCTAGGAACTATGTCCGTGATTTGGATAGTTTGTTTTAGGTATTTGTAAGTCTTTACATAAGCTATACAGTTCGAGAAACTGTCGCCTACCGTTATTTTTCTGTAGTTTTTTGTTGCCATTATAGTTTAATTTAAGTTAATTATGTAAAGATAAGCATAATACTCGTACTTCCAAACTACTATTAATCCGTAAAATAGACGCCGGAAACGTTTATATTTGTAGATGGTTCTAATCAAGGGTTAATATTGTTCTATTTTAATAGTTCCATTCAACAACCCGTCCCCCATAGTAGTACCGTCAACACTTACTACCTGTATAAAAGTTGAGTCAAGTACTACTCTTGCACTCCGAGCTTGGGTCGAATTGTTCCATTGTGAAAAGACTACATGGCATCGAGCCGGGTTGTGGTTTGCACCTACGGTTGGTATTATCCTGTATACACCAACGCCATCCCTTCTCCAAGTATATCCACTTGAGTTATCATATAGTGCAGTCACTGATGGATTAGAAGTACCTGATTGCGTTATTCTTGCTACGTAGGTTGTATGATTGGGAGAAAGAGACTCTATTTTATCTCGTATTGCGTTTTTTGACGGGACTTCTAAATTACCGTTCCAAGAACTTTCATCGTAAGCATCGTCTCCCGATAGGATAAAATCATTGGCAGTCGATGTTCCATTAATGGTGACACCTGCATTAGTAGTGGTGAGTCTTATATTATTGTTATGGAATATTTGCATCCCTCCGTTTTCACTATGTAGCCATACCCACTTGTTATTGGTATCATCAAAGACCCCACATTGTGTATCAGTACCTAAGAACGACCAGTACTGGTTGGAAGGGTTGTTCCTTATTTGGAAACCTGCCCAAGCCCCTACTGACAACGGCCATGATTGTAACAGACCGGGCCTGTCACCACTGTTCGATAATCTAATAGTATTATTAATCTCTAATTCTACAGCTTCCAATCTACCGGCAGCATCCCTTCTGGCTAGTGTATTCGCTGTCGGTTGTACATCTACTGGTTGGTTGCCTGAATGCCATACAGTTCTACTAATTGTACCGTCGCCATATTCCAGTCCGTTCAAATCCCCTCCCTCTTTTATTAATAATTGCGCCCCTCCGTCTTGGTTATTTATAGCTACATCGTTGTTGGCAGTCGATACCGTCCCTATGTACCAAAGAGGTGTATTTGCACTATCTCTTGCAAGCATGTAATTCTGTGCCGTATTATCTGCCCTTAGACCCGTACCTAGCGAAATGAACGGTACTGTACCTTCCGCACTTATCCTACCTCCTGCGGTTATAGTACCAGTAACGGTAAGATTTCCCGTCATAGTATCGTTTTCATCACTACGTAGGAACTGTGTTGAATTTAAACTATCCAATGTATCGGCATCAATGTTCAATGCATCGATTACCGACTTTCTAATACCTATTTCATCAATCGTCCAAGTAACATTGGCTGAACCGTTGACGGATTTAGATGTTACGCCTATAGAAATATCTCTCGAAGTACCCCATTCGTCGTTAGATGACTCCCCAAATATTAGTCCATCTTCCGTACCATTAACCATAACAGTTTTACCTGCCTGACCTACATAGTCTACCGGAGTATCAAATAAAGTAGTGAAATTAGTTGCCGTACCATTAGCAAGTCCTATGATGTCGGCAATCCTAAAGTTTCTAGTTCTGTTAGAATCTTCTGGGTCTGTTCCTATAACATAGTCTTCAAATGTCGGTAATGTTTGGTAATCGTATATGTCTGTTCTAAATATTCTTGCCATTTTGTTTTTGTTTTATAACTTTATTCAAGCCATGGTGATTGAGTTACCCCTATTGTTAACGAGCGTGTAGGAGTTCCTGATGTCGTTGTTATTACTATTACACCAAGTCTAAAACCTCCCGTTCCGTTTGCACTTACTCTGCAAATAATATTAGCATCATTGTTAGAACCGCTTGCTCCGCTTATAGTTATCCAAGAAGCGTTATCTGAAATACTCCAAGTTGTGTTTGAACTTACAGAGAAAGATTGACTAGAAGCACCTGATCCGAAGGAAAAGTAACTAGGACTCCTACTAAGGGTATTGGTACCTCCCCCCGAATTATCGTAATCCCTGAATTCCAACAGACTGGTAGCAGGTGCCGTAAAATATGTAGGATTATAAGAGGCTGTTACGGCATCCGAGATACAATCGACTAAATCGTTAGTTGTAGGATTTACCTCGTCCACTACATCTTGTAAACTAAAGGTTGTTGTATTTGGTACTGCCATTACATTAATTCTTTAATAATAAGTTCTAACTTGGATTCTAACATCTCAATCCTTTTATCCTGTTCTGCACATTTTGCTACCAGTAAATCTATATAGGCAACGGACTTCATCCCATCATCATCTGTCCTTACGAACTCTGGGTTAGTTTCTTCTAATTCCTGTGCTATTACACCATACCTAATCTGTTTATCCTCACCCATGGTAAATGACTTCCATGCAGTAGGTATATGGGGTATATCCAAATCTTGAATATTCTCCTTTAACCTTTCATCGGATGATAGGATAAAGTTAGTGGCAGTAGCTGTTCCAGTAATGGTAATACCTGCATTAGTAGTGGTGAGTCTTACATTACCGTTATGATGAAATTCTGTGCCTCCGTTTTCATAATGTAGCCAGACCCACTTGGTGTTGGTATCATCAAAGACCCCTACATTATTATCATCACCCATGAACGACCAGTACTGGTTGGAAGGATTGTCCCTTATCTGGAAACCTGCATAAGGTTCTGCTGTCAACGGCCTTGTTTGTAACAGACCGGGCCTGTCACTACTGTCATATAACCTTAGAGTATTAATCTCTAATTCTACAGCTTTCAATCTACCGGCATAATCCCTTCTGGCTACGGTATTGGCAGTTGGTGTTGTTGTTATTGGTTGGTTACCGGAGTGCCATACAGTTCTGGTAGTACTTCCGTCGTAATATTCCAGTCCATTTTCTTCCCCACCATCCTTTATTCTTAGGAAAGCATTTCCGTCATAGTTGAATATGACTACATCGTTGTTGCTAGTAGATGCCGTCCCTATGTACCAAAGAGGTGTATTTGCACTATCTCTAGCTACCCAGTAGTTTTGTGTCGTATTATTTGACATTAAACCTGTACCTATTGAATCGAAAGGAATCGAACCTTCCCCTGTTATCCTACCTTCTGCGGTTATAGTACCAGTAACGGTAAGATTTCCCGTCATAGTATCACTTACATCTTTTCTTAAAAACTGACTTGCCTGTAAACCATCTACGGTATCTGCATCTAAACCACTACCTGCTCCATCGTTACCGTCTGTCCATATTTTTCTCCAATTCCAAGCCCCAGATTCTGAATTTCCTAGAGAATAATCATTATTACCACCAAAATGTTTATAGATTGCCATATTACGACCATCACTACCACCGTTAATAAATAATGTTTGTCCAAAACCAGACGCGTAGTTTGTTGATGAAGTTGAATTGGAGGTAACCAATAATCCTCTAGCAGGTACATTATAATCAGAAAATACTGTGTTTGCATTGCTTTGATTACCTCCCGTTTGTACCCAATCTGATTGAAGGGATTTTACCCCTAAGTTGCCTGTGATTGAACCACCAGATGTGGAAAGCTTACCATTAAGTGCGGATTGAAGCCCTGTGATATTAGCTATTACATGCGTATGTGAGGAATTAGCTTTCCCATCAAGTGCAGACTGTAAATCTGTTTGGTCAGCTAAAGTACCTCCTAAATCTCCCCAATCTGTACTGGTCGAAACAACTTGCCATGAGCCGTCACCTCTTAAAAATGTCGAAGAACTGGCAGTACCTGTTGTGTTTATATCCGCTATGTCAACAGATAATAGGTATGCTTGTAAGTCCGTAATGTCTGCCTCTACATGAGTGTGTCCTAGCAATGAATAAAAATCATCGTAGTCCTCCTCTAAGGCAAGTATAGCTGCCGTTCTTCCGAACACAGATGACACCCCTCCTAATATCGTACCCCAAGTACCGTCACCACGCAACCAAGTGGATGCGCTAGCTGTACCGGTAGTATTGATATCCGATATGTCGACAGACGTTAAGTATGTTTGTAAGTCCGTAATGTCTGCCTCTACGTGAGTGTGTGTCAAAGGCGTTCTGGCATCTGACAATCTTGCATCGTTTGTATCTATTAAAGTATTACCGGTAAGTATAGCGTTAAGTTTAGCTAACGTATCTATGTCCGCAGATAATAGATAATCTTGTAAGTCGGTAATGTCTGCCTCTACGTGAGTGTGTGACGTAGGTGCATCTCCTACAAACATAAAGTTACCGCCTGTTAATGAGGTATTGAATTGTGCCTTTGTTCCGGTAATACCCACAATAGACGATTGGTCTCCTGTGTTAGTACCTGAAACGTTATCTAAATCTATGTCGTATGCCTGTACTGTCGTACCTATGTCAGAAGGTAGTAAATAAGCCTGTAGGTCGGTTATGTCCGCTTCTAAGTGTGTATGTCCCAATAATGAGTAGAAAGAGTCGTAGTCGGCCTCCTGTCCCGTTACAGCACCGGTTCTGCCAAATACAGAGAACACGCTACCTACGCCAGATGGAGGAACCGTTACCCAAGTATTATCTTGTCGTAAATATGGTTGTCCGTCTGACGGTGCATCTGTGAAATAGCCGTAGCTTGGCAATAAACCAAATACGGTATCTATTCTATACGACTTTGTAATTCTACCGTCTCCTTGGTCAGACCCTACTAAAAATGAAGATGCTTCTGGTACGGTGTCAAATATATAGACATTTGTGTTCTTAATTCTTGCCATTATCTTCTAAGTCTTATTTTCCAAGATTTTCCAATCCACACTCTACCCTCTGTGTCATAAGATGCCGAAAATGTGTTCCCTTTCTTGTTTGTGAAAATTAAATTTGCTTTTAATACGGGTGTTGCGTTTAACGATGGTACCGTCGGTACGCCTAGTTCGGAGCCTACGGATAGACTCGACTTTTTTTTTATTTCGATACTATCTCTTACTGTTATGTAGTAGGGATTAGTTGTATATTTTACATTTTGTTCTAACAGCTTTCCCCTAGTTTTACTGTATACGTTTATAGTTTGTAGGGTATCTACAAAAACTTGGTTGTATTCGTTTATAGTTATAGACTCTTTGAACAGACTGTCCTTAGACATCTGGTCTTTTAAGCTGTTGTATTTTTCGTAGTAGGTAGAGTCTATCTCTTTGACCTTTATGTATACCGGCTTAGGCTCGTAAACGGTGTCGAATACCTTTTCCACGCTAGGTACAAGTATTTCTTTTTCTACAATAATATATTCTGACTCTAGTTGCTTGTCATTACATTGGTTAATGAAAAGAATTAGCCCTATAGCCAATATAACCCAAGGAAGGTATTTTAAGTATTTTTTCATATTGTCATTTTTAGAGTCCACCTAGACGAAGGTGTAGAGGTATAGATCTCTCTTCTACCTCCCTTGGTTTTCTTATAGTCACAATGTATAAAAGTATTGTAAACTGCGAACCTTGTGTATTCTGTATGTTGTACCAAAAGCTCTAAAAGTTCTTTTTTATTGCCCCTGAAATTCTTACAAGTCCAATCTATAGCTCCTTTGCCTTCAAATACGTGTTGAGATTTACCGTTTCTGCCACGAGATATTTCCCATTTGTATGGCCTGTATCCAGATTTATAGGATGCGGTCATAGGCACGCCTAGTTTCCCTCGTACGACGCTAACAGGTATTATGTGATAGGTCAAAAGTTTTTGTGCCACGTCTATGGGTATCGGGCCACCGTCTATAACTAACTCTTTAAACTTAAAATATAGATTCATAATCATTCTTTTATTAATTACAAATATACGAAAAAGTGTCGAGGTCTAATTACACCTATGGCCTTAAACAAATAAACCCGACACTGCGGTTACAGTAACGGGTTTTTAATTATAAATTTTAAATTTGTATATTAGTCTTCAAATACGTCTCCTAAATCATGCTTATCTTTTTCTTGGTGCTTACTGACTTTCATGCCATCTAAGTCTTTGCGTATTCCGGTAACTTCTGTTGTGACCTCTTTGGCCCTCCTAAGAAGTTTCTTAAACTCTTTCCATAAGTCTATACCTCTGGCTATCTTATAATTTTCATTTATCGATTGACACTCTATAAATATCAATAGTAGTGAGACTGCTTTTACCATTAGGCCCGGTATTCCGAATAAGGATTCTAAAATATCTCCTAGTATGTAATAATCTAATAGATAGGTTGTAAGTACAGTAAGCTGATACAGAACCATTTTAGATATTACACCAGACATTGCCCTAGATGTAATGGGTATTTTATTTACCTTAGACTTCCATATACCTGAAATAGTGTCGAGTATAATAAAAGCTCCTACTGTAATTAAAATCCCTTTAACTGGTGCAAAGAATATTGCTATGGGCAGTACTACGTTCCAAATACTCGTGGATATCTTAACAATATGGTATTTGGCGTCGTCTAGCATTGTATAGGTTGTCATTTTTATTTTTTCTTCCTTCCTCCTTCGCCTTTTCTTCCTCTGTTTGTTTTAGAGGATACGAAGCTATTTGTTGCGTGGTCGTAGTCCTTGTCAGCTACATCCTGACCTTTTTTCTTTGCAGCATATCTTTTAGAACCTGATTCAGACCTTTTTTTCTTTTGTTCTGGTCTGGAATTGACTTTCTTATCCGTTGCTGCTTTTTTCCTTCTTGCTGCCGGATTATCCCTGTAATACTTAGCGGAAGCGCTTAAACTTCCTTTTGGTTTTTTCTTTGGTGCCATAGTACAAATATACAATAAAAAGGGGGAGTCGTAGTTGACCCCCCTCTTTGTTTTTTATAGACTCAATACTAAACTGTTACGAAACTTTTGACTATTGTAATAAACAATATGTCCTTGGCTTTTTGTTGAAAAGGAAGCTCTCTGTAAGTCACCATACATGGGTGGGTCTTTTTTATAGGGTCTTTTTCTTTCCCGTAACTCCAACCGTCTTCGCATTTTTGTGCCACCCAAGAGTCGTGCATATCTTGTGGCCTTGCGTTAGGATTCTCATGGAAATACTTTACTCCTTGCATGGCACTGTCATGTACCCACTTAGGCGCTTCATCCCAAGGTACTTGGGAGAAGTCACCGTGTCCCTCGCAAAAAGCTCGGTTCACTTCGTGACAAGTACGGGCTATTCTTTCTGCAATAGATAGCTCTGTAGAGGGCTGAAACTTTCCCTCACCTTCTGTCAAGATTATTCCATCCGGCCCTTCTTTACCCGGCTCTAGGTTCATACTTAGTTGAAGGTTTACTCCCTCTGTTACTCCCTCTGTTACTTTTTTTGTTGCCCTTTTCTTACTCATTTTAAATGGCTTTAATTATTATTCTTTACTTTTTCATTGAAGACTTTGAACAGGTCTACTAACTGTTGGTCTTTTTTATCCCTACTCCTCACTATTACATTTCTCCTAGCGCTCATTGGAACCTCTTCCTCTAGCATGCACATCTTGTGCATTTTCTTCATAAGCTCGTTGGCTTTGTGACTTAGTACGTAGTAAATCTTTGAGCCACTTTTGCTCCACATTGCTATCCAACCCTCTTTTTTCATTTTCTTGAATATGGTATAATCGTTTATACCTAACTCCTTCATAAACTTTGAGAATTGTCCGGATGTGAATATGTGTATAGGATATAAATAGAAAAGTATGTCAAGTTGTCTTGCGGTCAAACTGTGGTTTCTTCTGGCCCATGTTCTTATCATGTGAGAGTATTGTAAAAAATTATACTCCATGTTCGAAGTCCTAACTTTCTGCTTATACTCTTTCTGCTTTTTTAATGGCATTCTTTTAAATAGTATATTTTTTTCTAGCTTTTCATGTATGAAGCCTTCGTACCTTCTCCTCTTATTAAATCTCTCTTCTAGCTCCATTTAGATAAATGTAGTGAAAATATTTGTAAACACCAAATAAAAAAGCCTCCTTTTTAGGGGAGGCCTTATTTAGTGGTTGGTTATTATATTAGTTTGAGTTTTCGGTAGTCGCTACGGTATAAAGTGCTGCAAGTTTAGTTACAGTCCACTCATAAGTTTTAAAAGGCGTGTTACCTCTTATGGCCAATGCTGTATAGGTTGCGTCGCCGGTTGCTCCGGATCCTGTTGATGCAACTCTATCCTCTATACCTTCTATAAAGTTTAATAGGGCCAAGAAAGACCTTACGGTACAATCGTTGACTGTACTAGCTTTTAAGATATCTATAGGACGTCTTGTAGATAAGGCTGCTCTACCTATTGAGCCAAGCTCTACACTAGATGTTTCTGACACGAAATCGCAAGTGAACGTAGTTTCGTTAGTAATTACAATGTCCCATACAGAACTATCGTAAGGGTTGTTACCTCTTGCAACTACTCCGTCGTATGTGCCGTTTGCTACTCCGTCGGCTTGCATTTCAGCGATTACGTTTGCCAATCCTCTAAATGCTTCTACAGAAGCTACTGCATTGCCCGTAGGCAATACTAAATCAATTTGTGGCAAATATGCCAATGCTGCTACTCCTTTTCCCATGATATGTTTTTGTTTTAATGGTTATATGTCAAAGATAAGAAATGTATTTTAATCAGTTTTGACCCCTTAGTATAGTCTTGACTATCCTACTTGTATCTATACAATGTTTAATGTAATCCTGTACTTCGCTTGCAGCCTCGAAATTGAATACGGAAAGTAGTTCTCTTTTTATATCGGACAACTGCTTGGGGCTTTTGTTTATAAGGTTTGATATATTTACTTTCATATTATTTAGTTTCTTTTATTAATATACTTCTTTTACCCGTGGTGTAGTCTATAATCTCGATAACTTCTGTACCCTCTATAATACCGTACTTATTCCACCACTTCTCTGCCTCTATAAAATCTTGATGTTCTATTCTATTCATTTTCGTATAATTTAATTAAGTTAGATACTTGTATAGGGTAAAACTTATTTCCCCTTGAGGTTTTAAAGCCTCCTTTGTTAAGTGCGTTTGCAATAGCGTTCAAAGAGTGGTCTGGTCGCATCCTAGAAGCCATGGCGTAAGCTCTAACATTGTTTTGGTCAGCAATGGCCTTAGCTCTTCTTGTTCTCTTAGAACGCTCTCTGGACTCGTCTGAAAGGTTTTGAGGGCTTCCTAATGAAGTAATCCTTTTACCTTCTTTAGTAATGTGAAAACCATTAACGTCTATATTGTCCTTAATTCTACCTAAAGCATCCTTAACACGTTGCTTAGTTTTATCCTTTTCCTCTTTGGCCACTAAGAACTTAATATGCTTAGAGAAAGTCGTATCGTGCGGAGAGTCTGCCTCTATAAAAGGGATACCCTCTTCGTCAAGTCTGGCCATGGTCATAAAACCTGCACGGGACAATCTGTCTATGCGGTGTACTATCAGGGTCGCACCGTTGATATTACAAAGGTCTAATGCCCTATCGAAACCATCTCTGACGACGGCACCTCCGCTTACTATTTCTTCCTCTATCGCTATTACCGTTCCTCCGTACACACTGATGAACTTTCTTACAGCCTCCTTTTGCACCTCTAAACCGATACCATCCCTTTGACTTTCGGTTGACGCCCTGTAATACGCTACGTATTTTGTATTCTCCATTTTGATTTGATTTTATTTATTAATTTACTGCCACACTACTTCCGTTCCGTCACCGTAGTCGATAACTACGTAGTCGGTTTTAGGGGTTATGGCCACGCTGCCGGCCTCCATCGCCTTTAGCTCGTGGGATATTCCCATGTCTAAAAACATATCGATCGTTTGGGACATTACTATTACTTTCATTTTTCTCGTATTATTTTGATTTAACTATTTCGTTCAATACAAATATAGAATAAATAATTGGGTTTAACAAACTTTATAGCAATTATTTTTAATTTATTTTTAATATGGGTAAAATCTATGGTAAATCTTCTGCCGTATAGGCCGTATCTATTGGCCTCGGGGTCTACTATAGATAAAATCTATTATAAAAGAGTTTACTATAGATAAATTCTATGGTAAAAAGTTTTTTGGTTGGGTTATTTTTTGTATATTTACACATGTACTTATTTATACGTCTCGAAAACACGGTTCGATAGGTACTTTTTAAAACTCTCGATGAACGGGTAGCAACGATAGAGAGCATGGGTCTAACCTAAGTAAACAGACTCGGTTGTACTAGAAAGTTTCTAGTGAAGGTTTACAAGTGTAAGGGAAACTGATATTTAAAGATGGCCTAACGTAATCTTTTGATAGCCCCCAAACTGCCAGAAAGAAATTTTTGGGTAGGGTTCTGTTAGGGAACCTCTGCCAGATTTGCATTTTATATCGCTATCGCTCATTATAAAAAGCAAACCAATACCTTTAATTAGTTTATCTTTAATGTAAGTACTGTAATAGGTAAGAGATTAAGTAACTAAATAATAACCTAAGTAAGTAATAACCTAAGTAAGTAATAACCTAAGTAAGTAATAACCTAAGTAAGTAATACCTTAACTTAGAATATAACTTAGGAGAACCTCCCCCCCAGACTAGAGAGAAGGAGTACCACTAAAATAAATGTCGGTCACTAAGTACTCGACTTCCGTATCAAGGAGCAAGTACAATAAATAATCACTACTATAGAACATTATAGAGCAAGGGTCATTACTATGGCCGTAACCTTGCGAATGTGCAACCTCATGCGCCATTATCACTAAAATAACATCTTCGTACTTACCTAGCATAAATGCAGGCCCCTGATTCATGTTTATATACATGCTGTAGTCGAGTCTGTTGTAGAGTCCTTCGTAGTTGGGGCCAGATATTTTAGGTGTGGTCGGCAAAGAGTCCATAACCTGTATGGTAGATATTTTACTGTAGTCTATATCTATGTCGTTTGCGCTATAAATAGAATCGAGCTTGTCGAAGTATTTTTGTAGTTGAGGTTCGACTTTGGGTGTTCTTTTCTTGAAGATGTTTATACTCATAGTTCCATAAGTGAACATAAGCATTGCCGTAAGTAAATATAAAGTTCTTTTTATCATACTTACAATATAACTATTTTTTTAGTATCTTTCGACTATGAGAAAAAAACCAACAAAAAAAACAGATAGTACTAAGAAATCTAACAACAAGGTTGCCAGATTGTACAAAAGAAAGAATGCTAGGGTTAAAAAAGCTTTGTCCTTTTCAACCCCTAACAATACTAAGAACGCCTAAAAGGATTCGAACCTTTATTTGAACCTTCGTAGGGAACTGTTCTTCCATTTGAACTATAAGCGTATTGGGTAAGAGTACTCCGAGTGGGATTCGAACCCACAATCCTTACGGCAATAGGGCTTAAACCTATCGTGTATAGCCATTTCCACCACCGGAGCAGTTGTACGAGAGGTGGGAGTCGAACCCACAAATTTCAGGGTCTAAACCTGTTGCCTATGCCGATTCGGCTACTCTCGCATTAAGTGTCAAAGACCAGAATCGAACTGGCGTAACCTATTTCACAGATAGACCGCATTTCCAATTATGCGCACAATGACCATGTTAGTTAGGGATGGTGGTATCAATCCACCTTCTTCTGGCTCAAAACCAGATGTAATAGTCAGTATACTAATCCCCAAGATAAGCTTATTGACTAATATTGTCGATTATAAGCTTTTGTACTACCGACGAGACTCGAACTCGCATTGCACACCTTGAAAGGGTGGATTCCTATTCCGTTTAGAAGACGGTAGCAAATACACTTCATCGTTATGGCGATTATAGTGTTAACTTAACTTCGTCGGGTAGGTAGGACTCGAACCTACATTCTCCGGCTTCCAAGGCCGGCACGTATCCAATTTTGTCACAACCCGATTGTATTAAATGAAAAAAGCCCTCCGAAATTAATCGGAAGGCTTTAGTTTATTATACTAGCTATGGATCGTTACTCAAACAATTCCTCACTACCAAACATACTAACTCCTCCCGAGATTCTCGGTTGTTCTAAGAGTTGTGTATGTAAGCGTGTTGTTTTCATAATAATCAAATATACAAAAAATAATCGTTACTTCAAAACTTTAAGTAACTTATTTTTAAATTATCTTTTCTTTCTACCGTTAAAAGTCATTCTTTTACCTACCGATTTATCTCCGGCACTACCGATATTGTAAATTCCCCTAGCCTTACGAGCAGAGGGTATAGTATCTTTTTTAGCTTGTCTGGCCATGTGTTGAGCTTCGGACTCCCCACGTTTGTTAGCCGGTGACTTACCACTAAAGAAATTTGCCATAGAAGCTTTGGACGTAGCTTTTTCAAACTCCGTACCGTACATCTGTGTTGCGTAGTAAGGACTTATAGTCTTACTCTCTTTTTTTTCTTTGCCATTACCCTTACCCTTACCCTTAGTTTTAGGGTCTGTTTTTTTTCTTGCCATTATATCACTGTTTTAACGTTAAGTAACAAATATACAAAAAAAATAAGGGGGCCACTACGACCCATTGAATCCAAGACAGGAATTGAACCCGTATAGCGCAGCTTTGCAGGCAGGCCCCCTCTCCGTCAGGTTCTTGGACATAATTGTTCGGCAGGTGGGAATCGAACCTCACTCCTTTCGCTTTTCAAACGAACGCTTCTACCAAGTTAGCTTCTCCCGAGTATTTGCACACGCCCAAAGAGTCGAACTCTGTTCTAAGGGGTTGGAATCCTCTTGCCTCCACAGGCTGACATGCATGTAAAATAATTTCCAGTATATGGCCTTTTATGCTAAATACTTTCCATTATAGCGATTAGGGTAGGATTCGAACCTACGATGGGATTTCTCCATTGGCTTAACAGGCCAGACCGTTCGGCCACTACGGCAACCTAATCGTTAGAAGAGGGCAACGGACTTGAACCGTAAGGGATTAACCTCAACACGTTTAGCAAACGGTTCCGGACACCTACCCGGTTTACTCTCTATGCTGTAACTAATTTATGCTACTTTAGTTACATTGTTGGAAGAGGATAAAGGAATCCAACCCTCACCAGATACTATCCGATGGCCTGGGGTTCAAACCCAGTTCGTACGCAGTACGCTATCCTCCATGTGTGGGTAAAGGTGGACTCGAACCACTCCTCCTAAGAGACCAGATTTACAGTCTGGCTGCTATATCCGAATAGCTTTCTCAACCCATTATAAAACAAAAAACCCCTCGCTTGGGGAACGAAGGGTTATTCAATCAAAATCAAAAATCAAAATTATGAGTTTATAGATTAAGTGCATAAGTTACTCCCTTCGTGCCTGTTATTACAGAACGAATACCAAAAGGAATTATATGTACTTAATGTTTTCATATTGCTAATATACAACTTTTTTTGTTATCTACAAACTTTATAGGTAATTATTTTTTTTTCTGCCATAAGCAAATATAGTAAAAAAAGTAAAAGGTAAAAAGGCCGACACTAAATATTCTATAGAGAGAGTGAGGAGTTGGGTGTTGCCGGCCTTACGGAAAGAGTAGTCGGAGTGTGGGGAATCGAACCCGCATCCACAGAGATATAAGCTCTGATAGCATACCTACGCTCACTCCAATATAATATAAATTTAGTACCTGTCTAGGGACTCGAACCCCAATTCACAACTCCGATTACGATTACCAATTTAGAAAAATGGCTCGGTTACACAGGCATGTTGTATCTCTGGATGGAATCGAACCACCGTCTCTTGCTTGTAACACAAGGGCCTTAAACCACTAGACGACAGAGATATAAAGGCCACTACTAAAGCAGCGACCTCTGCAAAAGACTTACTCTGGGACACTTCAAGACTTCACGAGAGGTATAGTAAGTACTGTTGAGCATTTTACAGGAGTCGAACCCGTATTCTCTACATTACAAGTGTAGTGCCATTTCCTATTCAGCCAAAAATGCATAAGCGGTACTAAGGGGAGTTGAACCCCAAATTTTAACCGAGTGACAGTCGGTTTCCTCTCCAAGAGGCCCATAATACCAGATAGTAGATTTCAGTTCTACTGGACTGTATTGGTAGCAGCGACGGGAATCGAACCCGTGTCTTTGGCTTATGAGACCAAGCTGGAACCTCTCCAGTCTACGCTGCGATTTTAATTGTTTAAAATATAATTTAATGTTCCTTTACTAGAAATATTAAATTTTTCCATAGTCTTTCTATAAGACCTATTAATTTTATGAAACTCCTTAACGCTTTTTTGGTCGTATTTCCTGACAAAAGAAGTTGCATATAATGACTTTTTTATTCTATCCTTCTTAGGAATATCCATCATGTTATCGGAGGCAGACCCTATTAAAATATTGTCCCTAGAGTTATTCTCGGAATCACCATCTAAGTGTCTAACTAATATACCTTCTTCAAAAATCTTGTTTCCATATTTTTGAAAAGCTTGAAGTCTATGGATAAAAATTCTCGTTACCTTATCGTCGAACCTCATATTAAAACTAAGATACCCCTTACTATTCTTAGATAAGGAGAGTTCAGCCACTCTAACACCTCTAACTGAGCCATCTAAAGTAACTCTATAACCTCTGTCGTAAGCTTCTATAATTAAAAGCGTTTGTTTATTTTCTTTCATAGTACAAATATACAACAATTTTTCGAACTATGCAAGGAGTTACTTTATAATATTGAGCAAAATGTGGGAATCGAACCCCGTCTACGCATTGGAAGTGCGTCGCTTTGAGCCATTAAGCTACATCTTGCATGGAGGCTCTCTTTTAAAGTTGAAAGCAGTAAACGCTCTTTTGTTGAGGTAGTAGGATTTGAACCTACGAATCGTTCCCTTATCAGGGGAGTGCCTTAACCGGACTTGGCCACACCTCAATATTAAAGCCTCTTCGATTTCTCTTTTAGAGACTTTGTTTCTTATTTTCCTTCTGTCTTCGTTGGTGCAATATTCACACCTACACTTGTAACGTACATTAAGGTCTTTTAAAGGATTACCTTCTTTAAAGACATTACCTTTTTTATCTTTTCTCAAGGTTCTGCTCATAACATAGTTTCAATTTTAGTACCCCTAGAAGGTATTGAGCCTTCTTCCACGGTTTAAAAGACCGTTGCATCACCTTAATGCTTTAAGGGCATATAAGTATGAAAGGTTATTTGGTGGAAGTCACGGGTATCGAACCCGTCTCACTCTGATTGCAAATCAAAGTCGCCTTGCCTTGGTTCATGCACCCCCATAAAAAAACCCTCCTTATTAGGGGAGGGTTTGTGTTGTAATTAATGTACTATTAACATTACAGCATATAAATCCCTCCCAAGAGCTTCCCGCCCTTAGTTCTGATATCCGTCGCTATGTCTATAATTGTGTACACTGAAAATATTCTTTATTTAATGGTTAATATTACTGTCGGTTACAAATATAAGTAAAATAACCATACAAAACAAATTATATTCAACTTTTTTTAAATTAAATATCTTTACCCGTCTTCTTTTCTATTTTTTCCTCTACTTTATCTGAAATAAAGTTGAAAAGGGATTGTAAATTCTTGTTGTTTTTTAAAACTAAGGCGAAAATAATGGCCCCTAAAACTGCTCCTGAAATAAATGTTAAAATCATGTGTATATTTTTAAAAGTTAGATACAAATATAGGTAAAAAAATCCAGTAAAAAGTTTGTCACCACTAAAAAATGTTAAAAATTACATATTTTTGCACTAACTTGTAGAGGTATTTCACTCAAACGGTTTTAAGTCATAGTATAATCCGGGGCCTCCGAGCCGAGAAGCAAATCGCTTTTATTTTCGGGGCCGGGCCGTCCGTTTTACGTTTTTCTGCCAAAATTTTTAGCTTTTTTATATGACTTATGTGTCTGATATTCAGCATACTATGGGTTATAATTGATACCCCCATACTTCAATTTTTTGTAGCTGGTTTTGCCCCGTTTAAAGTATGTTGAACAGGTGTTTGACAAATGTTATGTGGCTTATGTATCCATTAACTATAGCTTTTGCCTATCCTGAGTTATTGCATGATAGATTTTGTCTATGATGGATGTCCTCTCGTATCACCGCCACAACTATAAATTTTACCTATCATATACTTTGCCTATCGTTGTTGCCATAACTATAGATTTTGTCTATGATGCCATTGCCCGGTATGTGCTACCTGATATGTGCTACCTGATACGTGCTACCTGATACGTTTAACCCGCTTGCTAGTATGGTACGCCCGTGCGCACATACGCCCGCGTGCGCTAATACCTATAGTAGCCCACCGATTACCGTTTATCGGATTTTTGTGCATTTCGTCGAATAAATTGTTTAAAATCCTTTTATGTATTGTATATTTGTAGAGCCGATAGGCATACGTTCTTTATCATGTTTGTTTCTTTATTTGTCCCGGTGTATGGATACCTAGTATGTGTCCCGGTGTATGAGTAACTTTGAAATCTTTATTTGTCCCGGTGTATGGATACCTAGTATGTGTCCCGGTGTATGAGTAACCTTAAAAGGTCTAAAATTGGCAGTTTAACCGATTTTTGTGCATTTCATCGAATAAATTTTAAAAATCAAATATGTGTTTGTATGTTTGTAGTGTCAATATGACAAACGTTCTTATTATTATTGTAATTTATAACCCCTATTAAGTTAGAACACCTTGAGAAAGTGTTTAGGTGCTATCGAATCAGGTAGGCAGGAGGTTTGCAACAACGGATATTTGCCGTGTAAAGCCAACTAGTTTAGATAGGGTAATTAGTGCCAAAGTGGAGAAATCCTAAATGTGCCAAATTTCTAGTAATACCCCGTTGTTATTTTGTTATTGAATTTGCGTTATAGTTATGCAATCCGCTTCCCATGCAGCGGTAAAAGTTTGGGGAACTGAAATATTGAGTGGTTCTCATGTGTATAGCATGAGAGGTGTAAAAAATCCGATTAGATATAAAAGTCGGTTCTTATTTAGGGGAAAGTTCCCATCTTTGAAGGCACGCTCAATTTTCAAGATGTTAGCGATAAAGGCGCAATCCGTCAAAACGGATACGGGGGCAAACCCCGTACAATGGTTAACTACTATTGAATACCTTGTTGAAAAATAAAATCTAGTACTATGGGTTTTATAGTTTAGACTACTTTAAAATGTACGAAAAGTAAAAAACTATAGATATTATACTAGCTAGGTAGATGTAGAAAATATTCTACCTAGCAACTAAACACCTCAAAACGGGGTGTATTTTAAGTTTAAAAATGGCAATATTGCCAAACAAATTGTTAAATAATTATATTATGAAAATTAGCACAAAGAATGTAAAAGCCGAAGTTAAAACAGGTAAAAACAAAGGTATGACGACATACAAAAGTCAAGTATTAGAGGTTAACCGTGCCTTAAAGAGAGAAAACAAGTCTCTTAGCGGGTGTATTAAATTCCTTTTATGTTTCTCAAAAGAAACAGGATTAGATCCCAACCGTATTAAAATACTACGTTTTATCCAAAAGGATGACGCTGCATTTAAGTCGTTCAAAAGTATAGTTAGGGTTAGTAAGTCCGGTAACCATAGCCCGTTCTATATATTGCAGACCCTAAACAAAAACCTCTCTGATCTTAACAAGCCGAAGGTAAAGGCAGCACCCAAGGCAAAGGTAAAGGCAGCACCCAAGGCAAAGAAATAATAATACCAACTCAAGTAGACCATAACCCCTATACTGTAATTGTATAGGGGTTTTTTTATTATCACATAAATACCTTATGGCATTGTTCGGTACATCCTTAAATAATATAGGACGGGGTTCGATTCCCTACTTGCCACTAAAATATACAACTATGTACGCATTAACTGAACACGAAAATTGGGACACGTTTGCAATAATGAATGAATACCCTAACAAAGAACTATTAGAAAAACAATTTTTATTTGCCGTAAAGGAAGAGGCAAGCTGCGAAAATGTAATGCCTTCCGATAATAACGTGGATATAGCAAGTATTATATTGTCCGTGGATTGGGGAATAAGTAAGTACATAGACGTTATATGTCACGACGAAATGGAAGCTTGGGCAGTAAGAATAGAAATAAAAAAGATAACAACCTATTAATCAAATAAAAATAGAAACCATGAACAATACAGGAAACGAAATACTAGATCTTTACGTTGCAATGGCTACGTACATAGTACTAATGGCTTTTGCCTTTACTATGTACAGAGCCTTTAAGAGTTGGTATAACGACACGAAAAAATAAACAAACTGTCAATGAAACGGCTACTTTTACTTTTACTTATTATAATCACTACCAACATATCCGCACAGGATAGAGAAACAGAGTTCAAGGTTTACATACCATTAAGAACATATCACTTCGACCAGAACCCCGACATGGCTTACCATAATACAGAGGGCGGCCACGGTGTCGTAGGTATCTATAGAAGAACCGATGGTAGATGGTTCAATGACTTACAGGCAGGTGTACTGGCCAACAGCTACCATAGATTATCTTTTCTATTACAATACGGAGTAGGTAGGAGCATAGGTAAACTGGACATATCGGCTAACTTAGGATTGATTAGCGGTTATCAGAATCTATTCAGACCTTACATAAAGACCAACGGTGAATATGACCATAACGGAATGACTAACGACCTCACAACGAACCTACCAAGCATAATGAGGAACAATGGCATACTACCTGCTGCAAGTGTAAGTATATCTTATAAGACAGGGATAGTATCGCCCCTACTTGTAATCAGTCCTAATTATCTGAACGCAGGTATCGTGATTAATTTATAAGACACAGTAAAATAAACAACATGAAGAAAATACTGTTAATTTTCACTATCAACACAATCATGGCAAGTTGTGCCATAACTAAACAGGACAAAATAGAATCGACCGTTGTATCATGGGGGGGTTGTTGTAAGTACGAAGTAAACACGGACGACACAATTACATACTATGATTATACAGTCCAAAGGTATCAAGAGGAC